GGTTGTCATTTGGCGCCGCGCCGTTCTGTCCCAGCTCGATCACTTCGGGCGTGGGCACGTACGGGAAGCCGCGGAAGTGGGCCAGGTTGTTGAACTTGGTCGTCGCCTGCGCCTGGGTGCCGTCATAGCCCGGATACGCAGTCAGCGTGTCGCCGGCAGCACACGGGGACGGCAGCGGGTACAGCAGCGTCAGCACCTTCGCGCTGAACGCCTTCACCGTGCGAATCAGGCCCGCGTTCACGCCGGTATTGATGACCACGTAGCCCAGCGCAAACCAGTCCGCCGCCTGCGTCAGGGTGTTACAGGTGATCGTGGTGGCCGTGCCGCTGGTGACCGTGGCGTTGACCGCCCAGTCCGCCTTGTTCAGACCGTTGCCGACGCTGAACAGCGCGTTGTTGTCCTGCGGCAGGAAATAGTTGCGCGGGAACGCGGCGTTCAGGTAGATCAGGTCGCTGGACACGTTCATCGAAACCTTGCCCGAGCCGGCCTGCACATCGGACACGACGCCGGTGAACAGGTTGACCGTGCCGCGCGAGGTATCGGACAGGCTGGGCGTGAGGAACTTGTCGACCGTGACGCGTGCACCGTCGAAGCCGCCGGCATTGGCGAACGATCCGGGCGTGCGGCCCATGATGAGCGTGCCGGCGTCGTAGAAGATGTCCACTTCCAGCGTCTCGACCTGCAGGCCCACGGCGCATTTCGTCGAGCCGCGCCCGAACCCCGGCACCGCATCCGGCACGGCGGCGAGGAACGTGTGCCCGCCATAGGTGATGTTGGCCGGCGCGTCGGTGTAATACAGCGTCGTGCCCGAGAGCAGCGCAATCGTGTAGAGGTCGGCGACCATCAAGGTCTGCGAGGTCTGCAGCATGGTCTTGAACGCCGCGCTGATCGCTTTCATCGCACCGTCCGCATGGTGACCGTCTGCACTTCGTACGCCTGGTTAAACATCTGGTTGAATTCCAGCGTGTCGGACAGGAAGCGCACCGTGAACGGGCTGGCCGGATCGTTGACGATCGACAGGTAAAACGGCGTCAGCGAGCCTTGCTGGCCCTCGAAGAACGATTCCAGCGCCTGCTGGTCGGTCTGCGACAGATAGGCGAAAGACAGGTCGAACTCGTAGATCGCCGCCGTCCAGCGGCCGGTGCGAAACTCCGCGCCGCTGGTGGTGGTCTCCACGTCGGTCGACCACAGCACGCGCTTCTTGATGTCCCAGCCGATGCCCTTGAGTGTGGGGAACGTGTTGAGCGACATTAGCGAACGCCTGCGAAGTGGCCGCGGCGGTTGGCGTGCTTGAGCGCGTCAGACAACGCGCCAGGATTGCGGCGCAGGTAGTCCTTGAAGCCGCGCGGGTCGGTGCTGGACAGGTTGACGGTCATGCCGCCGCCAGCTTTGCCGCCCATGGAATTGCGGACGTGATCGGCGACAGGGGCCGGCAGCACCATCTCGTTCTTGTGCAGCTCCGTCATCATGCCGTCGGCCGGAACGCGCTCCCAGCCACCTTGCGCGCTGGAAATCATGCCGCTAAACGCTTCGATGCCGGCGAAGGCGACGCCAGCCGCGATGGGCGCCAGAACGGGTCCGACAAACGGGATGCCGACGATGGCCTGGTATGCCTTGGCCGCACCAGTCGCCGCTGCGCTGGTGATCTGGCTCTTGCCGGTGGCGGCGTCGGTGATCTTCGACTGCGTGGCCGCCGTCTGCTCGATCACCTGGCGCTCGCCCGTGCCGACAGCCGTCGCGGTCGTCTTGGCCGCTTCGTTTGCTACCCACTTCACAAGCATGTCGATCCCCAGCTGCGCATACTTGGCCAGGATGCTGTCGCCAATGTTCGCGAGCGACTGGCGCAGCGTCTGCGTGCCCTGGATCATGCCATTGATCGACGTGTTGAACGCCTGACTGATCGGATTCAGGCGTTTTTCCCACATCTGCTGGTTGGCCTTCGCCGCGTCGTCGCTGATCTTCTGCATTTCCAGTTCGTGCTTTTGCTGCAGCTTCTCGATTTCGGTGTTGATCTGCTGGCGCGCCTTCGCGGTCAGGTCGAGCAAGCTGAGCTGCTTCTGGTACGCCTGCAATTCCAGCGCGTACTCGGCGTCGTTGGCGGCAGCAAGCTGGGCGATTTCCTGCTGCTGGCTGCTCTGGTGCAACGCGTAGGAGGTGGCGATTTTTTCCTTTTCCACGGCCAGCTGCGACTGTGCAGAGGAAACCGTCTGCTGCGTGAGCTTCTGTGCGCGTTCGTTGTCGGCTTGGATGACGGCGGCGTCATACGCTTTCTCGTCGGAAAGCATCTGCGCGAGCGCGAACTTCTGCTGCGATGAGTTGGCGCCATACAGACGCGTCGCGCTGGCGAGGATCGAGGCATCGGCCTGAATGCGCTCGGCGGTGTTGGCAGCGGTGCCGGCGCGTACCATTTCAAGCGCGTTCATCGCCTCGGCGGCGGCTTTCTTGGCTTTGGTTGCAGCATCGCGCGCCGCATGGCCCACGTTGCCGTATTCCTTCGTGAGCTTCTTGATCGTGGCGTCCCACTCTTCGCCGCCCGTGACCGCGCCGGATGCGTCGAAGGTGTAGCCCTTTAGCGCGGCGGAATTGGGGTCTTCCTTGTGGACGCGCTCGACCTGGGCCTTTTTCGCCGCGATCTGCGCCTGAAGGTTTTCGTTGTCCTTCAGCTTGGAATTCCATTTGTCCAGCGCCTCCGCATCCTGCGTGTACTGCTGGACGTTCGCGGCATCCGATGCTGACTTCTTGGCGGCTGCTTGCTGCTTTTCCTGTTCCGCCTGCAGTTTCTTGAGGTTGGCAATTTCAAAGGCGACGGCGCTGTCGTTTTTACCCTCGCCGGTCGCTTCCCAGCCAACGTGCCCTGCTTTCTCGTTGAAGTTCGCCATTCCCATCGACTGGAACTTTTCGAGCGCCGACTGTGCATCGCCGATCTTATCGGTGAGCGTGTCGCTCTTGCCAATATTGAGCATCGCGTCCCATGCGAAGCTGGCGCTGGACTTCACGCTGTTCCACGCACGGGCAAGCGCGCCAAGGTGCGATTCGATTTCGTCCGTGCGTTGCTGCAGGGATGCGGAATACGCTTCCGTGGCGACCTTGGCGGCCTCTTGCGTCTCGCCTTGCTGCTGCAGCGCCTGGATCTGGTCGAAGACGGCCGTGGTCAGGAAGTGATACTTGTCGTTCAGTGCGACGACGGCCTCGACCGGCTTTTCCTGCAGCTTGATGAAGGCGTTGACCGCTTGGTCGACACTCTGGCCGGTCAGCTGCGCCATGTCCTGCGAGGCGATGCCGACAAGCTGGATCTGGTCGGCGGCGAACTTGCCCGACTCGACGATGGCGATCATCGCGTCTTTGGCTTTGCCGAAGCTGCCAGAAGACTCGCCAACGCGTTCGGCCATCGCCTCGAAGTCGCCAGCCGTGACGCCGGCAGCATCCCCGGTCATGAGGATGGCGCCCTCAAACTTCGCCTGTTCCTCCGCACCTTTGACCGCCGCCACGCCGAAAGCGATCACCGCCGCCGTGGCGCCGAGGATCGCCGGCCCGTAGCCGGTAAATGCCGCCTGCAGCACGCCGGTACTGTTGCCAAGCGCCGCGATGCTTCGCTTCATGCGGCTGAAATTGCCCGAAGCTGCCTCGCTCAGTAGGACGCCAAGCTCCGCCGCAGTGCGTGAACTGACGGCGTTGACCTCGATGGCGACCGTGTTTTCATTGATGGCGGCTGTAGATGCTTCGGTCGCTCCGGTAAGGCTGACTTCCGCCGCGTCCAGCGTTCCCACGTAGCCCGTATATTGCGCCGCGCTGACCGCCCCCAGGTTCATGGCTTGGTCGAGCGCCGTCTCAGCTTCCGCAAGGCCCTCCGTGCTGGTGATGCCGCCCGCGAACGCCGCGTTCAGCCGCACCTGTGCGTCGATCTTCGCCTGCACCGCTGCATTGAACGCCGCCGCTTCCTCGGCAATCGTCGCCTGCATCTGCTCCGTCGACGCCTTGACGCTGGCCGCGCCCTGCTCCATGCCGGCCTGCAGCTGCGCTTGGTCGGCGGTGAGCTTGACGACGATTTCGGTATCAGAGCCGGTGGCCATGGCTTTCCTTCAGGCAATAAAAAACCCCGCCGGAGCGGGGTTTCGGGTTTGATTCTGGATCTTGCTTTATGCGGTCGCGTGACTCAGATCGGCACCGCAATGCTTGCATTTGATGGCGTCAATTCGCACATCTTCGGCGCATAGCGGGCAGGTCTTCGTTTGGGCCAATTGTTGAGGCTCAGCGCCGTAGCCAGTGAACGCCCACACCAGCGAGACAACCCAGCCGAGAACCGTCCATCCAAGGAAGAAATTCAGGATGCCAATCCCAGTTGTGCTTGGGTGATCGTAAATCTGCGCGATGACCGCTGGCGCAAAGTAGACGGCAACCGCGTCAACGAAGAACACGGCGGTTGCAATTGCTGCTGCCGTGTTGTTGCCGCTGCCGATTGCGAAGGCTGGCAAGAGAATGAAGGCTAAAAGCAAGACGATACCGAAGGTTCCGCCACTTGGCCTTGTCGACTTCGACTCTTCCATCACACTTCCCCACCTATTGAGTGAGGCAAATCCTACGCCTGTCGCTTGGCCGCCGCCACTGCCATCGTGTCAAGGAAGGATCGGCACTCCGTTTCCGTGGGCTCGGCCTTATCCGCCTTGGCCGGCTTGAACCCGAGATACGCCTGCACCATGGCCTGAACGGACGGGTGATCTGCCCAGTGCGCGGACAGATCGGCCACGTCCTGCCAGGTCAGGCGTTCGAGGATGTCGTCGGGGAACCATCCGGTGTTTCCGTGGATGTATCCGACGATTCGGGCGCGGGTGACGGGTTCGCCGTCTCCGTTGCCGCTACTGCCAAAGGGCGGGCGGTGTATCCGCTCATCTGCAGCATGCCGTTCATGACCGGGCGCAGCAGCGGAAGGTCGATCAGCTCGTTGAACGCATCCCGGCTCATGTCGGGGTAATTGCGTTGGAACAGGGCGAACAGGATGGTGCCGGCCGCGTCCACGTACTCGGCGAACTCGACCGCGCCTTCGGGTTGGCAGACCGTGGCGATCTGCTCCTTGAAGGCGAAGTCGATGCGCAGGTTGATCGGCGGCACGGTGTAGTCCGTGCCGCCCAGCTTGATCAGGGCTCCGGGAATCATGCGATCAATCCGTGTAGACCGTGTGGAACCGGCCCGACGCGTCGAGGAACGCCTCGAAGTCCAGTTCGGAGATGCCGAAGTCGGCCATCTTGGTCGGCACCGACAGCTTCGAGCAGACGCACGCCCACAGCCGATGACGCTCGCCGGTTCCGTTGTAGCCGCGATACAGGTCGATCGTGATGATCGGCTGTACACCCTGCAGCACGCTGCCGATGGTGAGCGTCGAGCCGGTCGCCGGCACGGTGTACTCGTAGCTGATCAGCACGGCGGCGGAGGCATCGGCGGCGGCGAAGGTGTAGACACCGGACGCGACGCTGTACTGGCCCACGGTGGGCGAGCTGGCGACACGGGTGAACAGACCGCCACCGGCATAGGTCACACCCAAGTCAACCGACCAGGTGGCCGAGTTGGCGACGGTGATCGTGTAGGTGGTGGTGGCCGGCACGCTGCCCGGCTCGTTCTGCGCGAGCTTGACGGTGCCAGTGGAACTGGCGACGCCGTAGAACAGGTCGCTGTAGACCTTGGAGTTGATGTAGCCCATCTTCGCCTTGCCGGTCGCCTTCAACTGCGCCGCGCCGATGGCGAGCGCCTGCTGGCCTTGGCCGTACAGCGATTTGATGGTGCGCGAGAAGTCGGCGGACACGTCCTGCAACG